ATTATTAAAGCAAAACTTGCTAAGTCTCGACTTGCTAAAGAGAATGCTCAGGTTGCGATCCGTTTATATTATGATGAAAGAGGATTGGATCGTTACTATGGTTTGATAGAATTAGGAGAAAAATATGGAGTCTTTGAGCGTAAAGGAAATCGCATCGTTGTCGGTGATAGTTCTGTATATCCTTCTGCAATGCTTAAGGATCCAGATAAATACTTCTCGCCAGAAATCTTACAAGCACTAGATGAGTGTGCTCAGAAGGAGTTTTCATATGGATCTTAAAGATTATATCATCACCTATGATGATGTTCTCGATGCAAACTTTTGCAAGAATGCTATCGATTTATTTGATAACGAGATTGATAAGATAACTCGTCAGGATACTGATTTGTGTGCTTTCTCTATGTTAAATGTCACAGAGGAAGTAGAAAAGAATCAGAATGTAAAGTTTAATCCTGTACATCAACAGTGCTTACTTGCCATCAAGTCATGTGGTGAGAAGTATATGAAAGATTTGGATTGTGAACGTTACTGGCCTAGACAGAACTCACTAGAGCAAGTTAAGATGATGAAGTTTCAGCACAGGACTGCTGACCACTTCAACCGTCACATAGATGTTGGTGACTATGCATCTGCTAGACGCTTTGTTACCTATCACATGTTTTTAAACGATGACTTTGAGGATGGAGACATATACTTTGATGACATTGACTATGCTATCCCTGCAAAACGTGGTAGAGTAGTAATGTTCCCTGCGACATGGACGTTTGCTCATTCATATAGAGCACCGAAAGAGCAGGATAAGTATTCTCTTATAACCTACTTACATTATACATGAGTTTAAAGATAGAAGAGATCACCTTAAGTAATCTCATATTTAATGAGACATATACTAGGAAGGTCTTACCATTCATAAAGGATGAGTACTTTGATACTCATACTCATAAGGTATTGTTTAATGCCTTATCAGATTATGTAAATAAATTTGAGGCTACCCCCGAACCTAATGCCCTAAAGATAGAAGTAGAGAAACGTCGGGACATCTCCGAGGAAATATATCAGGAGGTCGAGCAGTTTCTTAATAATTTAGATAGGGAAGCGTATAACGAGGACTGGCTTGTTGAAACCACTGAGAAGTGGTGCAAAGAAAGAGCAATTTATCTTGCTCTAATGGAGTCTGTCAAGATAGCTGACGGACAAGACAAGACACGTACAAAGGATGCGATACCTAGTATCATGTCTGAAGCCCTTGGTGTGTGTTTTGATGATCATGTAGGACACGATTACATACAGGACTCTGATGAACGATACGACTTCTATCACAAGAAGGAAGAGAAGATACCATTTGATCTTGAGTATCTTAACAAAATTACAAAAGGTGGTCTACCTAATAAGACTCTTAATATCGCACTTGCTGGTACAGGTGTCGGGAAGTCTTTATTCATGTGCCATGTTGCTAGCTCCGTGCTGCTCCAAGGGAGGAACGTTCTCTACATTACAATGGAGATGGCAGAGGAGAAAATTGCAGAGCGAGTTGATGCCAACCTCTTGGACATCCCAATCCAATCACTCAACGACCCACTCCTCACAAAAGAAAAATACTCCTCCAAGTTGCTTCAGTTAAAGAAGAAGACACAGGGTAAGTTAATCATCAAGGAGTATCCCACAGCATCAGCACATGTGGGTCACTTCAAGGCACTCTTAAATGAGTTGTCCATGAAGAAAGGATTTAGTCCTGATATTATATTCATAGACTACTTAAATATATGTGCTTCAGCTAGATATAAAGGGACTATAGTTAACAGTTATACCTATGTCAAAGCGATTGCAGAAGAACTTAGAGGTTTGGCGGTTGAGTTTAATGTTCCTATCGTCAGTGCAACCCAAACAACTCGTAGTGGGTTTGCTAACAGTGATGTCGATCTTACTGATACCTCTGAGTCATTCGGTCTTCCCGCTACTGCTGACCTTATGCTTGCTCTCATCAGTACAGAAGATATGGAACAACTCGGACAAATAATGGTCAAGCAGTTGAAGAATCGCTATAATGATCCTACAATGTATAAGAGATTCGTTGTAGGGATTGACAGAGCGAAGATGAGGCTGTATGATTGTGAGCAAAGTGCACAAGATGATATCATCGACGCAGGTGATATCGAACCAACAACTAATACTAAGAAACAATTCGAGGGATTTAAAGTATAATGGCAGAAAATTTAACCAACCAAGCACCTTCTGATCCAGAACAGGATAAAGCTGCTGAAGAGTTGTCGAATGCTAGTCAAGATAAAGTAGACTCTAATAAGGATCAAGCCAAACAGATGGCTGATGATGCACCAAAGACTGCTGAGGACTACGATACTGATGAGCGTATGGGTAGTGCTCCTGCTGCTCGTAAAGTACTACAAGATAAGAAAAAGAAATCAAAAGAGAAAGGTGGTAAGAAAGAGAAGTTTGAGATTGACTTAGATAACTACATGGCATTTGTAGATAGAGTTACATCAAATGCTAGTAAGAATTTCCCTGACTTAATAGACAGATATAAAGAGTTGCATGATGCTAAGTGTAACATCTCTCGTCTTGACACTGCTGCATCAGGTATGTGCTCTGAAGCAGGTGAGTTTATGGAGATAGTTAAGAAGTTAAAGTTCCAAGGCAAACCATATAACAGAGCAAACAAAGAGCACTTAGAGAAAGAGTTGGGTGACATCATGTGGTATGTTGCACAAGCAGCACTAGCATTAGACCTTAGATTAGATGAGGTTATCTATACTAATACTCTTAAGTTAGCAGCACGTTATCCTAATCAAATGTTTGAGGTAGGATACTCAGAAAACAGAGCACCAGGGGACATATGATATCATTAATACCTGACGACAACCCTAGACCAGAAGAAGAGATAGCAAACTTCTGGTCATCTGCCAATAGGGATGCTTCCTCAAAAGAGTTACTCTATGTTATGGACAATAAGATAGATGATTTACATAGGAAGTTAGATAGATTATCAGGTGATGACTTAGTTGCACCACCAGAGGTGGAGACACATGGTAGTCTGTCAGTTGTGGTACCAATGGATGATATGAAAGACATCGTTGCTCAACTATGGAAGTCACGTGACACTGAACCAAGGGTGGGTGAATTATGGAGAAAATATAAAGATTTAATATTTGAGCTTGACAAGGAAGAAGAAGGGTAGTATATTAAAAGGGTGAAGAAGGCCACTTCACATGGGAGTGACTGAATAAACTTACTGGCATATAGCTGGTTAAGGTGATGAGACACAGGTGGTGCTGCTCCTAGGGAACTAGGAGAATCGACTTACCAGTCGGGTCTCAGGCAGAGGAGAAATTCTAAACTGTAGAAATGCCCTCCTCTTGATGGTACACAGGACTCCATCCTCCCCACCCACACACAAGAGAGACTAAATAGAGGGTAGAGATACCCTCTATTTTTATGGCTTACGAACCGTCGGAAGGATTGTTTGCAGGTCTAGCGTTGGTTCCACATAATGTATTAGATGCAGCAAAGGATAATAAAATTTGCTTTGAGAAATTGATGAAGACTGCTAGAGATAATCTAGCAGGTCCAAAAGTGTTAGATGCTTCAGACGAAAAGACAAAGAATGGTATGATTGCTGCCACTGATATTGATTCAGCGACAGCAGCAAAACAGAAAGCAATTTATGCTGACCTAGCAGCAGCATTGTCTGCTATACTTGGTGCTAGAAATAAAAAAGATTCTATACCAGATAATGTATACCTGACAGGTAACAAGTGGCATCCAAACGTGGAGAAGTTTAAGATAGAAGCGTTTGGGATGAAAGATTATAATTCATCTGACGTTATCTTACAGTTTGGTAGTGAGTATCATGGTATATCTTTAAAGAAGAAACCCAAGTCACAGTCAGCAAGTCCCACCCTTATCAACAACGCATTCTCACAGTATGTTGAGGGTGATGACTTGAAGTTTGCAAAGGATATGTTGGATGACCATAGGATTAAATTCTTTGCGGGTGTTATCAAGGAAGCATGTGATGACCCTAAGTTATTGAAGGGGTTTGCTACCAAGTATGATAAGGGTGGTAAGTCTATCGCTGATTTGAATCCAGATAACCTTGCTGATGCTAAGGAGTTATGGAATATAAGAGTCCCAAGAGTAAAGAATAATAAGGTAGAAAATATTGCATTGATAAACCTTAAGTCTGAGAATGAGTTAGCAGACAGAGATGGTTTGGTACGAAAAATAGATTCAACTGGTAAGCAAGAAGAGTTTAGGAAGTTTGTTAACAGTAAGCTAGTCAGTCAGGGTAATGTATTGAACCCATTGTATAAGGGTTTCTTAGATATAATGAATAGACCTAAGGTCAAAGATAAACTAGCATCCACTCTATTAAATAGGGTGTTAAAGTTAAGTCTCTTAGATGAGTTGGACACTTGGGGTGACGCAGAATTTAAATTTTATCTAACAGAAGGTGTTGGTACTGTTGGTAATAACATGGAACCACTGGTAGGACATGCTAATGTTGTTGATTTAGATAGTATTATAGTTGCTATAGCAGCATATCGTAATGCTAAGACTACTATAGAATTAAATAAGACAGAGACATTTAGTCCAGGTAGAGAAGCAGCAAAGGTATTCTTTACTGTTGTTAAGGGTGCTGAGAGTAAGGATAGAATGCCTATACTTGATATTGAATTGAGATACAAGGGTAGTTTCACTGCCTATCCTCAGTTCTTTGCAGGTATGACCAAGGAATTTAAGAAATTCTTAGAGACCATGGTCCCGTACTCAAACTGACCACTCATCCACCCATTACCCACACTAACCTGCTATAATAAAGACATGGCAAAGAACACACACCTTGAGCACCTTGAAGATGATATATTTAATCAGGGGTATGCGGGTGCAAAGAATTCAATTAACTTCCTCAAGTCATTAGAGGAGATGCTATCTACTGGTCACGGTGGTACCAATACTAGGGTGACCGTGAAGTGGGATGGTGCACCTGCTATTATATGTGGTAAGGAACCTCAGACAGGGATGTTTTTCGTTGGCACTAAGTCAGTATTCAATAAGACTACCCCTAAGATTTGTTTCAATGAAGAGAATATAGACTATCATTATGAAGGTGCTATCAATAATATACTTAAGAAGTGTCTCAATGAGTTATCTAAACTACCTATAGATGGTGTGTTACAAGGTGACTTATTATATTTTGACGTACCAATGGTGGTACAGATGTGTGGTAAGAAATGTTATAAGTTTAAACCAAATACCATTACATACTGTGTGGAATCAGATACTGAGATGGGTAAGAAGGTAGGACAAAGTAAGTTAGGTATAGTATTCCACACCACATATCATGGTGATAGTATCACTGAGATGCATGCCTCTTTTGGTGCTGATGTGAAGGGTTTGCAGGGTGTTAAGGACGTTGCAGTATTCTCTTCAGACTTCCAGAATATAGATGGTAAAGCAAACCTTGGTACCTCTGAGAAAGCAAAACTTAAGACCCTAGTAGCATCTGCCGATAGGAATCTAAGAGCAGGTCAGAAATTCTTGAATGATATCAAAGAAGAGCGTGGCACGTTTGCCCATAATGCCCTGTTTAAGATATACTTCAACAGAGTAATCAAAGAGAATAGAATACCACCTTCCTCTGCTACGATGGCCAAAGGATTCTGTCACTTCGTAGATGAAAGATACAATGCTGAGATCAATAAGAAGAAGACAGATAAGGCAAAGAAAATGTGGCAGGAAAGAAGGAACAAAGCTATAAATTACCTAAATAAAAGTAAGAGTCCAATGTATTCTGCCCTCAGTGGGTTTAGGAATCTGATGGATGCCAAACTTATTATCATAAATAAATTGAATAAGATAGAAGGAATAGGTACCTTCTTGGAAGATGAAAATGGTTACCGTGCTACTACACCTGAGGGATTTGTAGCAATCAGAGAGGGAACCGCATTGAAATTAGTTGACAGACTTGAATTTAGTCGTGCCAACTTTACCGCAGCAAAGGATTGGGGATGAATTTTACACAATTTTTAAAAGAAGCAACCACTAAGAAGCCTGGAAAGACTGCTGCTGAAAAGAAAGCAGAAGCACAGGAGGCTGACAATCATGTGGCGATTACTTTCGGTAGGTTTAATCCTCCTCACGCTGGCCATGGTAAACTCCTCGATGCTGTTAAGGCACATGGTGGAGACTCAGGCAATTATAGAATCTATCCGTCACGGTCACAGGACCATAAGAAAAACCCCCTAGGTGCTGACCAAAAGGTTGGACACATGAGGAAGTTATTTCCTAGTCATAAGGATGCTATCCAAAACAATGAAGCACATAGGAATGTCTTTGACATCTTACGTGACATCAATGATGAGGGTAAAGAGCATGTAACTATGGTGGTAGGAGACGATAGAGTAAAAGAATTTGAAAAGATTACATCAAAATATAACGGAATACATTACAACTTCAAAACAATTAATATTAAGTCAGCAGGTAAGAGAGACCCTAAGTCAGAGGATCCAGTTGAGAAACTGAGTGCATCTGGACAGAGGAAGCATGCATCTGGTGACGATTACGATAACTTCCATGCAGGTCTACCTAAAGGTACCAGTAAGAAGTATGGTAAAATCTTAATGTCTGATGTAAAGGCAGGTATGACACCTCCTAAGAAGGACGGTAAGAAGAAGGTTAAAGAATCTGTCTGGGACTATGCTCCTAAGTTAGATTATGATTCCTTCAGAGATTACTATATGCTTAATCAAATCTATAAGGTTGGAGCATTAGTAGAGCATGACGACACAGGATTGCGTGGTCATGTAGTCCATCGTGGTACAAATTATATAATTATGAAAGACGACAAAGATATTGAGTTACGTGCTTGGTTACAACATGTTACTGAGGTAACAGAGGATGAAGCAGCGACCATTGCTAGGGCAGCTGACACATCTAAAGACCAGTCTAACTATTCTGCTGATGATGAGAGTGGAAACACTTGGAAAATCGGAACAGATACATATAGGATAGCACTGCAACAGATGACACCTGGTCAGGGGGTCAAGAAGTTTTCTGACTTCAATGCAGAAATCAGAAATAATAAATAATATCACGTAGAAGACAAACCTTTCTTTTTGGAACAAGACAAATGACATTAGAGATGTTAGTATCGTCTGCTCTTATGGAGTATTCACAGGTAGAGCAGCAGAGAATCCTTATAGCATTAGAGGAAGGCAAAGAGATGCCAACCCCTAGACTTAAGAAGGGACTTGAGAAAATTATGGAAGTCTTAAACACTTGGGAGCCTATCGTAGAAGGTTACGCAGGATTCCCTATTGAAAGAGAACTCATTGATAGAAAGAAGCGTGAGCATGACAAGGACCGTAACATTGGTCGTGTAGTCAGACATGGTAACAACGCTTTCGTTATCAGTGGTAAGAAAGCTGACGGACGTTACATTATCGTCGGCAAAAAAGGAGAGAAAACTGCTAAAGCACCAGAGGATATGGGCTTGCAGACTCAGAAAGAATCTATTGGTATAGACATCGAAATACTTCACAGACAAATGCTTGCCGAAGCCAAGAAGGGCAAGAAAGTGAAGAGATGGTGGGATGATGATGGAGATGGTAAGGGCTATGAGAAGCACGAAGTAAAGAAAGAAGGCTTCGTGTCTAAACTTAAGGAGACAGGTATCTTCTCCGATGAGGAACTGGCTCGTTTAGCGGAGGTTGACAAATGATTAATGAAGTCAACCAAAACGGTAAGTCCAATCAGGAAAACTATCTCAAAACTAAAAAGAAGGGTAACGTTACAGTTAACCCAAAAAAGGAGGATCTAATGTCCGAATTATACACAAAGAATTTACGCAACGCACTGCAAGATATTAAAGAGAAAGCAGTGACCGCAGCAAACGAAACAAAGCAAAAAGAAAAGAAGGCACTTAAGAAGGAAGATCCTCAAGGGGGAGATGTGCAACCACAAAACCCTACATGTGAGGACCATGATGACAGTGGTGTTAAGGCAGAGATTGCTGAGAGAATGCGTCAGCGTCTGCTCCAGCTAACTGCTGACCACGATAGTAAGTATATGCTAGAGAAAAAGTAGTATATATAGAGTACTATACTCGTCATTATTATGACTAAATTCTTACTACCTATTGCTATCAATATAATTGATAAGGCAGTAGACAAAATCCCCGAAGACCTTGAGGATAAAATCAAGGAGTTCGTTATTGCATTGCTTAAGAAAGCTGCTGCCAAATCAGGCAACAAAGTTGACGATCAACTTGTCGCTGCTCTAGAGAAGGCACTACTTTCCTGAGTTTATAAATAAAATATAGGAAACCCGTCCACGGAGAATTAAAATGGCAGTCTTTGGTACAATAGACGCTGCTACGTTTGGCAATACTGTTGCTGTCACGAATGGTGATGCTACTGTTACCAAGAATGCAGCTGATAGCATCGACGTAGGAGACATCATAGTCTTAGATAGCGTTAACTATCTTGTAAAGGAAGTAACAAGTACAACATCAATCGAATTACATAAAGTATATGCAGGTAGCACAGCAGGATCTCTTGCAGGTGCTGTTAGACGTACTGCTCCTAAGGCAGTTGCTGAGTATGTAGTTAAGGGTGGTGATAGTGTAAGTTATGACCTAGTATTCGTTGATACTACAGAGCAATCAATAGCATCAAACAAGACAAGAGGAATCACTGGTCCTGGTTGGTGGCAGTATCAAACTTATGTAACACATAACGGTGACACACGTCACAAGGCAGAATATCTTGCACCTGCTAAAGCAACAGCTGGTAATGCAGGAGACTTCACTGATGATACAGTCGTAGCAGACGTATTAGAAGTCATCACAGTTGGTACACAACCTGCAAACTCTACTTCTTCTAGTGGAGCTGGAACATTCGTTGCTGCTGCAACAGTGGATCAGTCAGGTACTATCACATACCAGTGGCAGAGACAGACAGCAAGTGCTACTACTCGTTGGGTAAATGTAAGTGCTTCACTTGACACAGGTATTACATATGCAAACTTCACTACAGCAACACTTGCTTACAGTGGACTAGCATCTGATGCACTAGACGGTTACAAGTATCGCTGTGTTATTAACACAAGCAAGGGTGCTGAAACCAAGAGAACAAACGGAGCTGCCACACTTACATTCGGTAGTTAGTAATTAAATAATTCGTAATGCATTTTGAATCACTTAATGAAAAAAACTATTTGATGTTCGCTATTAAGCACTACGATAACCCTCAATCGGTGACAGTAGATGACTTCATGGAGGATATGAAGAAGTTTAAATACCTCAAGAGATTACTCAAGAGGTATTTAAAAACAGGTATCCTCCGAGTGAACCTCATATTGAATCATCTTATTATATTGTTTAATGTTTTTGGTGATGCGACCATACCTTTACTAATGTATAAGTTAGAAAGAGAGTATTGGTCTCTTATTAAAACCTTCTTGATATATCTCAACCGATTACCTGAGTACCATGGTGCACTAGGGACTGTTGATACAGATGAAGAAGTCTCTTCTCTCTTAGAAAGCATATGATTAAGGAAGATGCCCCAACAATGAGTGCTGGTACTGGTGGATTCTCTGGATCTGCTGCTGCCACTGGTCCTGTTGCGGGTTTTGATCCTATTCTGGGTGGTACTAAAAAGATAAAGAGACGTAAGTATAAGAGGAAGGAACCAGAGTCAGCTAGAAAACCATATCATCCACCAAAACATGAGAACCCACGTGCTGTAGCAGAGGGACGTGAGGAGAGGACAGGAAGAGATTCTTACCTGCCTTTTTTAATTTCATATGATGATGCTGAATCCTATGTGCTATATGGTAGAAGCGTAGCAGAGATTAAGATTCAACTTAGAAAGATTTACAGACCAGAGAATCATAAGAAGATAAAAGTCAAGAGACTTTATCCCAATGAGGTTATTCAGTGGTACTGGAAGAAGAGACAACAGGCACTGACAAACCAATGAGTGAGATTAATGCAGCAATACTAGAGCGACTGGAAAGGGTCGTTGATAAATTATCTGACAACTCCACCAAGATGGGGGAGTTACTTGCTGTTCACAACGAGAAACTAGAGAAGCAAGATAGAATAGATGCTGTACTCTTTGAGAAGATAGAGTCAGTCCATAGAGAGGTTAACAGGAGATCAGATGAGATCAAAAAAGGATGCGAGAGGGACATCAGAAAGGTCGATGACCGTCTTCGCACGATGGAAAAGAAAATGTGGTCTATTTTTGGTGCTCTGTCTGTTATATCTGTCATCGTTAGTCCAATCGGACAAAAAGTAATACAGAGCTTGACAGGTTCAGAGCAAGCTGCTACACTTGATTCAGTTAGGAACCCTGAATGGACTACGTTGAGGACAAATATATTAGATTCCTCAACACGAGGTTAGACAAGTTTAAAAACCTAAAATCTGGAGTATACAACTTCCGTTGTCCCTACTGTGGTGATTCTCAGAAGCATCGCAATAAGGCTCGGGGGTATTTTTTTCTCAAGAAGTCAGAATACATTTACAAATGTCACAACTGTGGTGTAGGTAGATCACTTGGTAACTTCTTGAAAGATCATGCACCAGACTTACATGACCAGTTTGTCATGGAGAAATATAGGCAAGGCATGACAGGAAAAGGTAGGCACACACCTAACCCTAAGTACAAGTCAGCTAAGCCTAACTTTTCACCTGACTTAGAGTCTATTGACAAACTAAATAGAAAACACCCCGCAAGAATATATCTTGAGGAGAGACAGATCCCACAAGAAAAGTTGTCCTCATTATTCTACACGGAAAGGTTCAAGACTTGGATTAACAAGAAGAAACCAGGTACATTTCAGAGTCTCCAGAATGATAGACCACGCATCATAATTCCATTAATAGGTAAGGATGGTAAGTGGTTTGGTGTGCAAGGTAGGTCTCTCCTACCTAACACTACGATGAGATACATAACCATTCTGTTTGACGAAGACAAGCAGAAAGTATTTGGACTTAATAATGTTAAAGAAACCGAACCAGTTTACGTCGTGGAGGGACCGTTTGATTCCCTCTTCTTGGACAATTCCATTGCGATGGCTGGGAGTGATATTGATTGCAGGACGTTTGGTTGGGGCAATTATATTTGGGTTTATGATAACGAACCTCGTAACAGACAAATCATCGACAGACTCGACAAGTCCATCGACAGAGGAGACAAGGTAGTTATTTGGCCTAAGTCTATGAAAGAGAAAGACATTAATGATATGTTTCTCAAGGGATATAATGTACAACAGTTGGTAGACAGTAACATCTACCAAGGATTACAAGCAAAAATAAAATTAACCGATTGGAAAAAAGTATGACCAGTAGCGTTATCAAAAGAAATGGTGAAGCCGCACCTTTAGATTTGGACAGGGTTCATCATATTGTAGAACATGCTTGCCATGGATTAGCAGGTGTGTCTGAATCACAAGTAGAAATGAATGCAAATTTACAATTCTTTGATGGAATTGAGACTAAGGATATCCAAGAGATTCTTATTCGTTCTGCTAATGATTTGATTACGTTGGAGAATCCTAACTATCAATTCGTTGCTGCTAGACTTCTTCTATTTGGATTAAGGAAGGGAGTTTATCATGGACATCCTGACCATCCACCACACCTTTCAATACACATTGAGAATTGTATCAAGCAAGGTGTATATGATCCTGCTATTGCAACTCAGTATAGTCCTGAGGAGTGGGATGATATTAATAATTACATAGACTATGACAGGGATTACTTATTTACCTATGCGGGTCTCCGTCAGGTGGTAGATAAATATCTTGTACAAGATAGAAGTAGTGGGGAGATCTATGAGACTCCACAGCAGATGTATATTATGATTGCTGCTACTCTATTCCAAAACTATTCCATCGAAACTAGGATTTCCTACGTTAAAAAGTATTATGACGCAATCAGCAAGCACAAAATCAACATCCCAACACCAGTCATGGCAGGGGTCAGAACACCCATTCGTCAATTTGCATCTTGTGTTTTGGTTGATACTGATGACACCCTCGATAGTATCTTTAGCAGTGATATGGCTATTGGCAAATATGTCGCACAGAGGGCTG